GTCACCTTTCGCGGTGATTCGATCACATGTTCCACCCCAAAGCTGACCCGTAAAGTCAGGAATTCTATCAGAAGAAGCCACACGAATATTGTTAACAATACCAGGCAGCAATTCTCCCTCCATAGTTCTAGTGACGTAAAAACCATTATTACGGCAAGTCTCAAGTGTATCTGGCAAAAACTGACGCAACCCCTTTTTTGGAGGGATATTAGGCAAGTGCAAAATAACCATATCATGCTCTATATAACGAAAAATCTGTTTCTCAGTTATGAACATTTGCTGGTTACGTGTCACACCATCTTTACTCACTTGAAATACTACATCTAAACGATGAGCACCAGGCAGGAACTCAAAATGGTGATTATTGGTCATATAATATGAACCACTCAAACAAAACATATTGAAGGAGTTCACATCAGTTGCTGTGTTCCTAATGGAGGCACGGGCAACATTACGACCAACTATCTTCAAGAAAGCCGCCTGGTCTATACCCTTCGATGAAGTTATCACAGGGTTCAGATGATAGGTGCTTAATTCAAAATCGTTACGATACCAAACATTCTCACGTTCGTCATCTTTCATATAAGGACCATGGCCAACTGATTCAGTAGAACCTTGCAATTCTGGCTGAACCAATTTGCTTACGTTATAAATAACATAAATCATAGCAAAAGCTGCAATAGCATAAGCGGGGTTGTATCGAGTACGAAGCCATTCACCCATCAGTCTAACACGTTCTCTCTGCCTCTGCAGAATAACCGTCGTAAATCGATTGAAGAAGGAACTTTGTACAGTGAATATCCACTCACTAACAATAGGCACTGACATTTGTACCAGAAAGTAAACAACATCATGAAACAAACAAAAGGCCATAACAGCTAATGTCGCGTTTCCTATAGATGCTGCAAAACTTTGAATTAGTTGCAAAAAACGAGCTAAACCTATTTGAGCAGTCTGTAATTCACATACACAATCATAGCGACTGCAAACTTGACAAAATATAACTGGAACAACTGTGCTATTGTAGTCCCCTTCATTAGAAAACTTTGTGGCGTGTTCGCACACGCAGCAAATTTTATAACAACTGACACACAATGGCACAGATCGCATATTCTTAACAGAAACCTCAACGGCATTCTGAGCAATCTTGAAAGATTGAATTGCGGAAGTATACCAATCAATAAATTCATTGATATCACTTGTTTCCAGTAATATAATAGTCTCAGCTTGATAACGCGACATACTGTGTGGTCGAGGTTGAACTTTCTTCACAACAAAATCCCACAAATTGGGATACTGCCCAGCAATAGGGGCGGGTGTTAAGAAGGATCCAACATCCCATCAGAATTTACGTACTCGGCCTTTGGCGTAGCAGATAATATATATGGAAAACGCCGCTGAGCAGCAGATGGACAAGCAAAGTAATAGTGAGCATTCAAATTTTCAGTATTGGTAGTACCAATAACGAGACGCGCCTTTAATGGGGTGCGACCCTTATCCTCCAATGCAGCTTGGTCTGGACAATGTGGAACTGGATTGATTATTTGCAAAAACTCCATGCACGAAGGGTCTCCATTTGGAGCTATTCGAGGAGCCATAAATGCAATATCATCCAGAACAACACACCATTGTGAAGTGGTATAACCATCCCAAAATTTTGCAGTTGGATTTTTGGTAAAACAGAAAATATCATCAGAATCTAGGTTTTCAACCTTTGCAAAATGCAAACGCAATAAATCTTTCAAGGTCGATTTACCAATACCAGAACCTCCACTAATCAAAATGGAAAAAGGTTCAGTACGCCGACCACGCGCTGCGCTCTTAGTGCACAAATCGCATTTTATGGATTTAATTTCATTCAACAAACTCAAAACAATACGTTTCTCAACCAGAGAATTGCCCTCTGTAGCAATACGAATAGATTCACCACGTTCAATGGCAGAATCCAAATCCTGTCGATATGAAAATTCGTTGAAACCATGGGCTTCAGGATTACATAACAATTTAGATTTGCGTTTAATGATTTGCACATCGTCAAACCACTTGGTATAGGTATCACCAGAATGGAAAATAGCATCAATTCGCCCTGATTGAATAATCTGTAAACCTTTCTTCATAAGAAAGGAAAGTGTATCCATGAGAGCGAAAAGAAATTTGGGTCTATTGTAGTACTTCTTACGTATAGCTTCTTCTTCAAAGAGGTTATAGCCAAAAGTACTAAAAGTCAGCCCACAATTCTCAAATAAAGAAAATGTAAGTACAAACATACACAATTTGTAAACTTTCTTATACAAATCAGTTTTCTTGAATTCAGCCATGAATTCAATAACATTGCGAAATTTATCAACTCCCTCACCGAGAGAGCCTTGTACTTCGTCTTCAATAGTTGCCATGACAGTCTTGAAATAATTTGATTTCAAAACCTTCTGTATAACAGATCCATGGCAGACCATCTTAACCATACGCAAACATGACAATGTAACTTGCCGTGGAGAGTTGCATCGTTGAACATCCTCATAAAAAAGGATCATCGACTCCAACATATTCCACATGTTATCACGATCAGAAATTGTATTTAATAATAACAATCCCTCATTGGAATCATCAGTTTGCATATAGTAACCTTCACGACCATTTAATTGGTATTTCTTCTCTTTTGCTAAACTAGCAACATATCGTTCGTGCCACGATGGCCCAACGATATAAGGAGTTCGACATTTATCCAATTCATCTAACATGAGCATATTATACTCACATTTTCGACAAGCATCACGTTTAGAAAATTGAGAAACGAAATAGTTTGACCATTTAATTGATCGTTTCAAACGGGGGGTTTTGCGCTTCGACGAGCGCACTTGGACTTTATCGGAAAAGATATTCTGATAAGTGTCCCATCTTGTGGTATACTCCCCCCGAGTATATTCACAAGGATAATATTTTTCTGTGTTTAGTTCACTCATAATATTTGTAGTGTTTTGTTCACTTGAATCCGAGTCATATAGACACGCATAAAAATTCCTAGAATTTTTTGAATAACGCATTTATGTTGTTCTTTTATACTCTTAAAACTGTATTATTTAACCCAAGCAGGGATAGTGCGTTTTACGTCCGCACAGACGAAATCTTGACTTTTACATGATTTGGTAATAATATAATGTATACAATACAAATACGAGGCATGAAAGTGATGAGCTTCCACATACTAATTAACCTAGCGTGAGACGAAAACTTTACGTCTGAGAGGCATTCAGAAAAGAATCTTCGGTTTTAAGTTAGCTAAGTATTTAAATAAAGTACAGAGATTATAAAATGTTTTCTCAATACAAAAATGTAAATATAAAGGGGTATTGAACCCATATATAACGGATTTTTATGGTTTTTTCAAATAATAAGGAAATATAACTATAAGAATCTCCGCGCGATTCGAATAGCAGAAAATATAAATTTTACAAAAATATAAAATAATATATAGTTTTAGGTTTTTTGTAGAAATAAGGAATTGCACACCTAAAAGTGCAACCCGATAAGTTTCAATAATTGACATCAATAATGACAGTAACACATCATCATCAATAGCATTAAGTAAATGAACACGCCCAAAGGGTGGTAGAACGATACTGAATTAACTAAGATGGTGTAATAGTGGTAGTAGCCATCTTGTTCAA